TTTGAAAGATATAATTTTCATACCCTTCGTCTTTTGAAATGGAAGCAGGATCATTTTGTTTAATATAATTACTGTATCTTCGTGCTGTTCCAAAAAGGCTTAATACTTTTTTAGAATCATAAGCTTCATCATTTTTTTGACCGCTACGATTCTGAATAGATGTAAAATTTGGAGTTGGATTTCCGTGTTTCATTAAATCATAGTGGTCAGCATAGCCAATATTTCTGTTTGCAAACATTCTAGTCATTGGATCAAAACCAATAAATTTACCAGCATTTACACCGTTTCTTGTTTTATCTATACTGTCATTTTGAAGTATAACTTCATAACTACGAGCTGAAGTCAATTCTTCAATTGAATTTCTTTGATTCAAATTCTTTGGTTCAAGGCGAACATCCATAATTTGTTCTAATGATAATAATGTGGATAATGAAACAAAATTATAACCAACAATATTGTTGTAGAACACATAATTAGGTGAACTACGAGAATCTAATGACCTTTTGGCACACCACTCAATGGCTTCTATTGGTCTTAAATTTGGAATAACAACTTTACGAACACCAGATGTAGATTCATGTAATGCACGGTTTTTCTTTGGAACTTTAAGATAGTTTGTTAGAATCTTATCTGCAATATCAGAATATGAAGTATCAAAGCTTTGATTAACTTTTTGTTGGTCAGAATACATTAACTCATCAGAAACAAAATGTAAAACATAAGCTTCACTATTTTGATTTATATTCTTACGATTAGATTGTTTATGGATACGAAACGCCTTTTTAAATACAGCTTTATCTGAATTAATATCTTTTGAAATGTTAATAAGAATAGCTTCAGAACCATCAAATAATAATTTGCCTGATAAGCCAACAGAATCGGTAATTAAAATGCTACCACTCATTACAGGCAATAACAGAGAATCATAAATGTTTAACTCTGAATAAATGGCTGTAATGTCAATTGAACCAGCTTTTGTGACAATGATAATCTCATTGACCTTAAACTGGCCAGAATCTTTTAATTCAAAACTCATAAACTAATAACTCGTCTAAATTCTTTCTCAACTTCAGGTATAAATTCTTTTTTCAACAACTTAATCTCTCTTTTAGCCTCATTAACTTCTACTTCATAATCATAATAGGTTTGTTTTTCTTTGGTAATGGCTTCAGTTACAACTGCACCACTATTCAATGTATATGATGTGCTTGAAGACGCTACATTAGCGTATGTGTTAGCATCTACTTGAAACTTTTCTTCAATCTCTGTGCCATCTGAAGATGTTCTTGTAATAATCTTATAATATGCTTTGGTGTTATTAGTGCTTTGTGCCCATTGAAGACCTGAAACTGGTGTTGTATTAGCTGCACCGTTGGCTGTATATTTCGTGTCAACAAATTCAATAAGAGTATTGTTATCTAAAGGCCAATCAAATTGTGGGTCAATAATATCATTAAACAATAATACAATCCAATGCCTTTCAGGATTATCATAAAATTTAGAAGCAATAATTTCTGGAGTATCAGCATCTTTGATTTGATATTTGTAAAATGCTGATGAATTATCTTTTAACTTCTTTTCAAATCCAAAACGAGAAATAATATTTGTAACAGTATCAAGGCCTGTTGCCTTTGTGTTACTTGTATAATATGTTTTTGGATAGTAATTAAATAATTTTGCCATATTAATATCTCAATGAAGGTAAATCTTGTCTATAATCTTCTTTTGTAAGATAAGTTGTTTCTTTGAACTGTAAAGTCATTTGAATAGCCACAGGCATACCTGTTTTACCAAGTGACGGTTTATTTTCACCAGGCACTTCATATGCGCTAAAACCATTTGGCGCATAATTCAAATCAATACTTTCAAGCACACAAGTACCAACTTGTGGTATATTTGGATTTTGTGAACCGCCATAATAAAATTTAATTTCAAATTCAGATGGAGGTGTTAATAAACCATCTAGTGTTCCTGAATCAGTTAATCCCAATTCAGGTGCTTGATGAAAGCGTAATCTTTCAATGAGTTTTTGAACTTCTTCAGCTTCTCTTTCTGACCTTGGATAAAAGAAGAAGTCATATTGAAATGTTCTAAATTGTGGTGATGAATAAATTAATTCAAGCATAGGATTAACTACTTTACCGCCAGTTAAACCAAGGAGTGCTAATTGGCCTGTTTGTCCTGCACCAAGATTTCTAGCAAAAACTTGTCCTGCACCAGATTTCAAAGCAGCGATTGAGGCTTCTTTGATACCACCTTTCTTAAATGATTCAACAAGACCTGGAGCGGCTACAGCTAATTGACCGGCAATTTCATTACCTGGTGTTAAACCTTCATAAACTTGATTGTGACTGAATAATAATGTATCAGGCATATACAATGCAATTGCATCGGTTGTTAATGAAGTTGTATTTAAAAAACCAAAAGGACTTTTGTCCGTAATCTTTTTAATTGAATTATCAAGCACATTTTGAGTGGACTCTGAATTACCATTAAACACAGTAGCCTGACCAAATACATTGTTAATACCACCTATAACTGCATTTGTTCCTTTTGCTAATACATTATCACTTTTAATCTTTGGTACCAAGTCACCACCAACTTTAGTTGATATGGTGTCAACTGGTCCTAAATTTTGTGTTGCGCCTGGCGCTAATGGTATAGATTGGTCAGCTGATTGATTTGTGGTATATTTCGTTGTTTTTTGTGTGCGAATGTAAATGACCATATAGTGGCCTTTATCATAATTGCCTACATCCAACGGATAACGAAAAGTGTTATATTGATAATCTGTGCCTTCAAGAGCTGATAAAGGACCAAATTTTTGATTTTGTTGTTTATTAAACTTGATGTCGCCTAGACCGAAAAAAGACATGGTTAAATTCCGTAGTTTAGTGTTCGTAGCATAGATAGTATTTATGTCATATAAAGGATGGTTTAGACCCAAAAACCCAACAAAATACAAAGGCGATGCAGCTAATATCGTCTATCGTTCCAATTGGGAATTAAGAGTAATGAAACATTTAGATATTGACCCTAATGTTTTGTGGTGGGCGTCAGAGGAACTGTCTATTCGCTACAAATCTCCAATTGACCAGAGGATGCACCGTTACTATCCAGATTTCGTAATTCGTGTCAGGCAAACTGACGGCAAAGAAAACACTTTAGTCATTGAAGTTAAACCAGAAAAACAAACCAAAAAACCAACTCAAAAGCGTAAAACAAAGACATTTATTCAAGAAGCCACAGCTTATGCCATAAACCAAGAAAAATGGAGAGCGGCTGACCTGTTTTGTAGAGAACATGGTTGGCAGTTCAAGGTTCTAACTGAAAAAGACCTTGGCATTTGAGATAAATAGACGATGGCATATTTAATAGACCGTATCAAAGCCTCTTTAGCAAAAGAAGGGTTAACTCCTCGTTCTAATCAAGCGAGAGCTTGGTTACAATCTAAAGTAGCTCAGTTAAGACCAACTCGTGCAGCTTTAATGCGTGACCGAAATAAATTAAGAGAATCGTCAGTTATAGGTAAAATGTATTTTTATTTCTATGACCCAAAGACAAAAGATACCATGCCATATTATGATAGGTTTCCATTGGTTATACCAATTGAATCATACAATGATGGATTCTTGGGACTAAACTTACATTATATTTCTCCAAAATATCGCATGACACTTTTGGATAAATTGAGTGTAACAGCCTCTAACAAGACATATGATGAAAGAACAAGATTAAGACTTAATTACAAATATTTAGCTAATGCTTCAAGGGTATTTGAAGCCACACCATGTATTAAAAGGTATTTGTATGGTCATATACAATCAAGATTTTTAGAAATAACAGCAGACGAATGGGATATTGCAGCTTTGTTACCGATGGAAAGTTTCGTTGGCGCTTCAACCAGTAAAGTTCATGCTGAATCACAGGAACAATTTTAATGGCATTTTCACCTAATCTATTCTTATCTAATGTAAGAGCAAAAGACGGCTTAGCTAAACCATCCAGGTTTGAAGTTGTTCTTCCTATTCCAACATACATTGGAAGCTTTGTAAGTAATTCAATCATTGAAAAGATATTGAATTTTCCTAATTCAGTATTCAATGATGTGAGTGATGCTATTAACACCGCTTTAGGTCGTGGTGGTGCAGAAAACGAACAATCAAAAACATCAAATCCATCAATATCTCGTTATTTGGCGTTACAATGTGAAAGTGCAGAGTTACCAGGTAAAACACTACAAACAGCTGATGTAAAGATTTATGGCCCATCATTCAAAGTGCCATATCAAACACAATATACAGATTCAACATTTACTTTTTTATGTACCAATGATTTCTATGAAAGAAAACTATTTGACCGTTGGATGGAAGCTATTCATCCGTCAGATACGAATAATCTTCGCTTTCCTAAAGGCGACACTACAAGATATATGACTAATATAAAGATTATTCAATATGATGAATTTATTCGTCAGATTTATGCAGTAGAATTGATTGATGCTTTTCCAATTGGAGTAGCATCACAAGCATTGAATTGGTCAGAGGATGGTTTTCACCGTCTATCTGTGCAATTCGCCTATCAGAGATATAGAACAATCTATGAAGGAAGTTATGATTTGGGATCCGCAGCTACGGCTTTATTTGGATCAGCAGCTACAAGACTATTACCGTTTGGAAAAGCTACAACCAGATTACCATTTTAATTATAAAGCGAGGTTATTATGTTACCAAAAATTGATGTGCCAATTTATGAATTGGATTTACCGTTATCTAAAAAGAAGGTCAAGTTCAGACCGTTTTTAGTAAAAGAAGAAAAGATATTAATGATGGCTATGGAATCAGATACGGATGATTCTACTATGATAGCTATTAAACAAATTATTACGAATTGTTGTTTAAGTGATAATGTAGATATTGAAACTTTACCAATTACAGACCTTGAATATTTCTTTTTGAATTTAAGAGCAAGGTCAGTTGGTGAAATTGTAGATTTACAATATAAATGTAATAATAAAGTAAAAGATGAAGAATCTGGTGAAGAAAAAGATTGTGGTAATGTCGTTAAATTAGAAGTTAATGTTTTAGACATTAAACCAGAAATTTCAGAAACTCACACCACAAAGATAGCTTTATCACCAAATATGGGTATCGTAATGAAATATCCATCTTTCAAAATGGTTGAAGACAATGTTAAAGTTGAAGGTGGTGAAATTGAAAAATTGATGAACATTCTTTTGAATTGTATTGAATCGGTTTATACCGAAGATTCTATATTTTATGCTAAAGATATACCAAAAGAAGAGCTTTCTGATTTTGTTGAAAGTTTAACTCGTGACCAATTTGCTAAAGTTCAAGAATTCTTTGACACTATGCCAAAGATTAAAAAAGAGTTAGATTTTGCATGTAAGAAATGTGGATATCACGAAAATATTAAAGTAGAAGGCCTACAAAGTTTTTTCGTATAACCTTTCGTTATGATAGTCTGAAAAACTATTTTGAAACAAATTTTGCACTAATGCAACATCACAAATATAGTTTAGAAGACATTGAACATATGATGCCGTGGGAAAAAAACATCTATGTTAGTTTGTTGGTTAATTATATTAAAGAAGAAAATGAAAAACTTCAACAACAAAAAATATTAAACAAGAGATAAAGAAATATGAGTGCAACATTTACAGATATAGTTAAAGCTCAGCGTGAACAAGGAGCTGGAGTTTTTAGTTCATTAGGTAAAGCCGCCGGCCAAAGAACACTAGAACGAATAGATCCTCGCAACTATTTGTTTAGTAGAACTGGTCTTATGGCGTCTTTGTTTCCAGGCGTTAAAGGATATCAAGCTAAAGCGGCTAAAGACACCTCAACTCTAAAAACCTCAAGTAGCACTATATCATCAGGTCAAGTTGAACTCATCACCAATAAGTTAGATGAATTAAGATTAGAACAAAAGCAAACAAGTAAAAATACTTTAGTTTTAGCGTTAATGGCTCGTGATTTTGATATTATGAAAAAGAATATCATCAAACTCGTTAAAATGAGTGGTGGCAAACCTACGAGTAGAGCTGAATCATTCTTTATGTCACAGAAAGAAAGAGAAGAAGCTTTAGAAGCTAGATTTGGTAAAAAATCGCCAACTAAAGTTGAAATGAAAGCACAAGAAAAAGAAAGTATATTATCAAAATTATTTGGTTGGTTATTTTCTGGTTTCAAAGGTGGTTTAGCTGGAGTATTAAATGGTCTTTTAACAACTTTGCTTAAAGGTGGTTTAATTGCTGGTCTTTTAGTCGGTATAGGTAAATATTTTAATGATCCAGAATTTAGAAAATCTGTAAATGAAACTTTAGATAAATTTATGAAATCTGTTTTTGGTGCTGATTATTGGGAAAATCTAAAAACAGGACTTTTAGTGGTTGTTGGTGGATTCCT